ATAAGCATGGCGACATCAATCATGCCCCAATACTCTAGAACCTCAAAACGATCAATGCCATGCTCTGGTGCATAGTCTGAAAGATCATCCTCCCAATATTTTTTAGTATAGTTTTCGCCAAAGGATATAACTTCATCAATAACAGATGACCTAAAGTATGGGCGTCGTTTTAAAGAACGCAACTGTGTACGAGACATCTTGTGTCTCTCAATTACAAACTGCGCCTCATCCATGTTGTTGGCATCAGGATCAGGATAGAAGTTCCAAACAGAAACGTGTGATATCTGTGGCACTGTTTTAAATACAGGATCATACTCGCCATCGTCATTCCAATTAGGATATTCTTTGTCAACAGCAAATGGCCCTTTCATTACGCCTGTGCCAAACAAAGATATTTCAAAAGCAGTGCTACGCAAATACTTAGTTGCACTCGACTCTTCAAGTTGATCGTGTATCTTCTTCTGCATTTTTTTAGCAGCAACCATAGCTGGGCTAAATGTTACAGAAGTTGGAGTTGCACCCGGCCCCTCTTTTAGCTTATCCTGTACAGGGTCTAACTTTTCTTGCAGTGGACCTAGCTTGTCCATAAGAGTTTTTTCTGTTGATCCAGCAGGTAAACCTAATCCGTCACCAGCAAAGCCATACGGGTTTTGCAGATCATCAATGCCTACATTATCTTCAGGTGCTTGTGGATCAAAGTTTACACTATCAACTACACCTTCAGGAAGTGTCGTAGGTTCGATAGAAAGCGGAAAACGATTGTTGGCAAAGAGTACATCGGTAATTTGTCCATATGCTGCCAGTGTTTTTGTTTTGGTGATTTTAATAAATACACGAGATTTCTCCGTTTCCGTAAACTGCACATCTGGTGAATACAAACCACGGTAGTTGCGATATGCTCTAAGCCAGCGTTCTTCATCTTGATACCTATAGTCTTCTGCTTTATGATATCTACCCTCAATAAAGCCAATGATTGAAGACACGTTAGCATCTTCAGTTGCACTATCATCTGTATCATCTAGTGCAATTGAATCATCTTCCATTAAAATTTCTTCTTCAGCCATTATACTTCCTTTGCTCCAACTATAGTGCATTTATATTTAACAGATTTCCAATTGCCGTCTATAGGCAACTCTTCATGTAATGCTTTCATGGCTATGCATTGATACTTTTCTTCAAACCACTGTACGTCTTGTTGCACACAAGATTGACTGTCCATACACGCTGTTAACATTAATGACCAAATAATTTGCATATTAATATCCAAATGTAGAATCTGCTACTCGCATACCCATACCCGGTCTACCTTGCGGGTCGTAGTCGAAAATACTAAACCGGGGTCTGGACATAATTCCGTACCGTAGGGCATCATAAAGATGGTCTTCAGACTTTGTATCAACGTCTTCTGGATTGCGTTTGTCAAGCGGAAGTGCTGGTAGCTGGGATATAATGTTCGTGCAATTATTAAAGAACACAAGTCTTGGTTCCTCCGTGTACTCGTCTACTTGTAGCCGTCTGTGTATTTCGTTTTTACCAGCTACCCTACTGCCTCTGCTTCTATCTGATGGACGCCATCTGCATCCTTTACTAATCATTTGTTCTGCCAGACTAGGACCAGTATCGCCGCGCTTATGCCAAAGAGAACTATCAAGAACACCGTACTTGATGTTGCCATCCCCAGCTTCCAACTCAAGTATTTGCTCTGCCAAATCTGTCGCCAGAACTTTAGAAACGTAATGCTCCCTGTATACAATAAGCTGTTCAGCAGGACTAACAGCAAACCAAACAACCCCACTGTATGAGCCATACCCATAATCACAAGCCCTAAACTTAACCCAATTATTAGGAATGGGGAAAGGATCAACCACGTGAATGTTACGATCAAACTCCGTAAAGGCTGCACCTTCTTTAATATCCCAATCACCTTCTAATAACTGTCTTCGTTGTTGTTCTGGCATGGATAGAAGCATCGCTTCGTAGTCACCCGACTCTGCCAAGTAAGGATTGTCAGATAATCTTGCTGGGATAAACCGCCTTTTGAATAGAGGTCTGCCAGCTTTTGCATGTCCTGCGGGATACCGCAAGACCTCTCCTGTTTCAGAATCTGTCGCATCGAAAGACCTATTATATGGTGCAGGGTCGATGAACATCTTCTTGACCCATTGATGGCCCCGTCCTCCGGGGTTAGTTGTAGCCCTCATAAATATGGGCAAGTCTGGTGCAGTGGACCGTAGACGTGACCGCATGTAATTCCATGCATACGGTGTGGACCATTGAGTCAATTCGTCAAACCCTATCCAGCTAAATGCTAGACCCTGATAACGCAAGACATCATCATCTCTATCCAGATATGACATCCACAACCTTGCGCCAGATGGTGCAGTCCACTGCATCTTACGTTCTGACCACTTTATCCCCGGCCAGATTTTTGGGTACAACTCCTGCGACTTGAATATAAGTTCACGCAGTTCCTCTGTTGTATGCCGAAGCAACAGTCCACTAAACTGTGGATGCCCCATGTAACGTAGTGGGTCTGCAAGCATGGCATAGCTTTTACCACCCCCTGCACTTCCACCGTATAACACTTCTCGTTCTGCAGCAGCTAGAAACTCTGTTTGTGGACCCTTGTTTGGTTTAAATAATACATTGGCATGTTCTTCTATTGCTTCTGTTTCATATGAAACATCTTGTATTTCAACCGTTGGCTTTGGAGCCGACTCTTTCTTCTTCAAGGGCTTTCGCTTTGGAGATTGCCTTTTCCGCATATTCTGCCCACTTGCGGAGGCTTCTAGCTTGGTTCTTACGATGTTTTTCATTACCTAACCGTTTTCTTAATCCTACATGTGAAATGTATCTGTTAGTATTAGCACTCAACCAGTTCGCTACTTCACGGTAGGAGTATTGATTTACATGCTTCCTTGCTTTCTCTAGCAAGTCTAGTTCAGTTTGTATAGGGTCAAGAAGGTACAGTCCTAGCAATGCGAGGTATCTGCACCCATACGTTCTGTTCTTTAATGTCTGTCGGCTGTGGTAGCTTCCACTTGCCTACGCTTCTATTCATCATCTTCTACGGTAGCTTTAGGTGGCATAAGCATAACACCACCACTTGCCTCTACCTGCATCTTCTCTGTCTTCACCAGACCTACACGGTCAAGTAGTTCTTTAGCAGCAACCATCTTGTCACGAATACCTAGTTCCGTTGGGTCAACAAGTGCGCCTGTCATAGCCATAGCAGCCCGTGGTGCATTACGTGCCATGTACATCTGCGTAGCTTCAAGTATTTCTTCTTTTAATCCCTTGACAATCTCTGCCGTTCCACTTGTGTCTGCGTAACCTGCCATCTTCTTTGCAGTCACCATGTCACCACCTGCTTCGTCAAAAAGCACTGCAAGAAACTTCTGCTGTTTTTCTGTTAGCTGTCTAGCCATTATATCTCACCTGTGTGCATAGCATGTGCTAATTTTGTTGCCCTTGATTTTACCTGATTTGCCCACCTGCTGTCAAGCATTTCTTTTGCTGCTTCTTCAAAATTATTTTCGTGGATAGCTGCCCACATTTTTTTGAACTTATTTAATCTTGGTACACCCATATTAAATGCCATGTCTACCAATATAAGCTGACGCACAGAGTCTAACCTGTCCACGCAAGGGTGCGCACGTAACAGTTCTTCTTCGACAATCTGTACGTCATTCTCTGCTAGGTACATGGCATCAGCTTCGGATATACCATACTCATAAATTGTATCAATGTTAGGAATATCCATCCACGCTAGTTCTTCATCAGTGATGCCACGATCCTCTAGGTTCCTTCCAATACCAATTGTATCAATTCCTAGTGTGTCTTTGTATACTTGAAGGCGTAAACCCTCGTGTATAATTAATTTATTAACTAAATCTTCTTTGTTATATTTCATTTCTCATGCCCCATCCATACCGCAAATGCACCTGTCATGGCCCCCGTGACTACACTCACTAGTGCTGCTTGCTGACTTGTTGGTTCTGGTAGTGACATGAACCACTCCACTACCCGCCAAGCCGATAGCGACATCCCAATCATCATCAGACGGGGAAGTATCTTCCACCGTAAAAATCTCTCCATTGTTACTTCTGCCACGATTTATCCTCGCTTGTTCTTCTGTAGTTTTCTCGTGCATATTCAATGTCGGCACTTGGACTACCCTTTTCCAAATAGCCTAGTAGCACTGCGAACACCAAAGCTGGCAGCAACAATAACACCAAGACTATATTGATACCATGTTGGCATTGCTTGTAACTGTGCAAATCCGTTTGCAACTACTTCTTCCATACCCGGAACGAACGCAAGAATGAGAGGTATAGAGAACAAAATGGTAAGCCACTCATCTTTCCACGACGACCTACTGCCTTTAGCCATTTCCAAATCCCAATCAAGTTCGCCCGTAGCTTTTTTCTCCATGATTGTAGCTTCTGCTTTAGCCCGTGCAACTTTTGCACCAGTTTCTGCTTTAGATTTTTCAACTTTTCCATTTAACCATGTCCCTGCTAGTTCAGCCACTGGCCCTATTAATAGATTCAACATTATGCTCTCCTGAACCTTGCTGTCTTTTTAGCAATCTTTTTTGGTTGCTTGACAAATTGTTTGCCCTTACGAGTTCCTTCCCTCTTAGCTTTGGACGTAGCTGCGTATTCTTGCGCCGACAAACTTTTGATTGCTGCTGCTGGTAAATACCGTTCACCCGTTTTACTGGACGGTTTCCCACTCTTTGTTCTCCAATCCTGCTTAGTCCATTGCTTTAGACTTTTCTGTGGTGCTTTCATTATTTTCGTGACTTCTCTATAGCTTTAAATGTTTCTCTTAAACTAGGCGGCTTCTCATTTTTAGGATCATACTTACACTGTATTTCTTTTGGAAAGTATTCGTGTAGATTTATCCAAACACTATCCACCGTATTGTTAGCACCATGATATATACATAACCTTTCTCCGTCTATAGTCTGACATCCTTGTAATCTACACACTACATATTCAGGAGTTGCATTAGCTGCTAGACCTTTAAGAAATAATACAAACCCTAACAACATACCTGCGCCAATACCTGACATGACTATCCATGCTACAATTTCTACAAACTTACGTCTACGCTGTCTTTGTTTATATAATGTTTCTTGGCGAGATTTTCTAATTGTTCCTTCCATTTTAACAAGTTCATCCCACTTAGATTTACCCATAGTAAGGCCAATCCACTGCTGTAACTCTCTGCGTTGTGCTTCTGCTTTCTGTTTAGCAGCGAATGTCTCTATAGCTTCTTGTTCAATAGACTTGCCAGCAAATAGTTTTTTAAAAATAGGTGGATTCTTAGCCTCTTTCTCAAGCATGTCCAAGTCAGACATTGCGCCCATCCATCTAGACAAGTCAGATGCCATAGATTCAATGTCACGGCCTACTTGAAAGCCTTTCTTGATAGCACCAAACGCTGCTGATGCTGTTGCCATTGCACTAATCGGGTCCATCTATGCTGCTTTCTTTATAGGGTTATTGGCCTCTACTCCCATCCACTTACTCCATTCAGCGTAGTAGTGTCGCATACCTACCTCATCGTGAATGGTTCTGTTCTCATGTCTACCGTGCAAGATATTACGCGGCTCCGTTCCGGGGCGCATTGTTGTACCCTGTCCTGCTACACCTATAAGGTCTTCGTGCAAGTTACGTCCAAACGGACCCCATATAGAGTTGTGATGTTCAATGCGTGTGTTTCGTTCTTCCGGTGTATCACTCTTTAGTCCATAACCACGAAACTCAATCAATACTTTATCAGGCCCAAGAGGTGTTACGCTGTCGCTACGGTAGGCACTGCCTCGCAGGTTGAAGTTGTAGCCGGGAAACAAGTCTACCATGTACCACTGATTTGGTGGCAGGTTGGGAAAAGATAACTCGCCCCTATCTTCAAATCCCTGATACTCTTCATAGTTAACAGTAAAGCTGCTAACATTAACATGACCATTGTCAAAAGGCACGTTTTTTCTAGCAAAGTATTCATCGTTAAATCCAGAGACACGATTGAAGTAATGCATGAAGTCGTGGTAAAACTCGCTATTAGTATCATGCCACAGTTTGTAGTTTGTACCTATGATGGCTTTGTGGTAGTGAAATACTTCTAGTTCTTCTGCATCAATAGCATCAGCAATGCAATCAAACGCCCCACAAGTCCACTCCTCCACACTCATGTCAGGGTTTTTATTTAGAGTAACCCAGATCATACCGCCATGCTTTACTTCGCAGTGCAGTTCACCCCAGTCACGTGCGTGATAGCACAGAGATATATCATTACCTGCAGGTGATATAACTCCTTTATTTAGAAAAGACCTGTAGCCATTGTCAAACTTAATGGTTATTATGTTTTGTCCAGCTATCTGTGCAGTCCTGTAACTGCCTATGTGTTCTATTTCACTTTTGTGAAATGCAGGAACCCATACCTTTGAAAAAATGTTTTCTAGTTCTTCTTCAAACAAACTCTGATCAGAGTATATGAGAGAGTTTACATACTCGACATTAGGCTCTTTAATCCAGTTCGTGTGATTGCGTGGTGGCATTAATATATCCTTACGTTGCCAGTGTTAATGTATCTAGGAAGGCAGTATGCAGTTATCAGATTTCCTTGTTTATGTAATGTCTGTGCGTACCAGACACATTCTTTTAAATCCCTAAAAAATAAATCTTTGCTCTCTAGTTTTTTGTCTTCACCAATGCCTACAAATACAAGAAGTAAAAATACATGTTCCACTTCACGACTTGTAACCTCCACCTGCTGCTTTATAAGCCTTTGCAAGCATCTGGGCTTTACGCGCTGACCACTGACCGGGTGCGCCACCTTTACCACCAGCTTTAATGCGGTTGAACTGTCGCTTTCTCATGGCTGGCTTAGTGTAGTTGCCAGCTTCATTAACTCTACTTTTGCTCTTCGCCGCACCACCCGGCGCAAGTTTAAGCGGTCTAACTGGTTTCTTTTTCGCCTTTGCTTTTGTTGTCTTCGCCATCTTCCTAATCTCGCTTCTTTATGCTGTAAAGAAATATCCATGATGCTGCCCTTTAATACTAGGCTGCTTCTCTACTACTCCAATAGCTGGTCCCATAATCGTGTAGTATTTCTTGTCCTTTGGCTATGTCTTGAAGTGCGTAGAACCTAATAAAGTCATCGTCTTCTTCATTTAAATCCCACTCTGCATTAGGAGTTTCGCTATGATTATATATCATGGCTAATCCTAAAGGAATATAAAATGTATTCTCTTCTCCTTCATATGGAGAGTAGAACATGTAGTCGTGAAGAATACACTGATCGCCTATATCGTTTTCATCGGAAATCAGATAAGGACATAGTTCTATAGTATCACCTACAGAATAGTCCTTATCTGCAAAAACGCCAAGACCATGTATTTTAGATTTGGCTACGTGAGGCACTAACGTCTTTTCTTTCTGCCCATTTTAGCCATACCGCCACCCATCATTTTTTTCTTTCTGGCTGTTTTAGCCATGCCGCCGCCCATCATTTTTTTCTTTTTAGCCATTTTAGCCATGCCACCGTTAGCCATTTTACGTTTCATCATGCCACCGCCGCGCATCTTTTTCTTTTTAGCCATTTTAGCTTTACCCATTGCCATTTCTTAATCTCCTTCTGTCAAGAACTAAGGCTTCATATACGTCCTCTGGAAAGTGTTCGTAGTAGTTAGACTTTTCCAGATACAACGCTGCATCGTCTAGTTTAGATAACAACTGCACAAAGACCATGCAATAAGATAGGCTGTCATCAGTAACCCCGTCATC